ATATATTCCAGGAGCTTTACCTATAGCAGCGCTTACTCCACCACCAGGACCCGGACCTGCTTTTGAAAGTATTGATGGTATGGGTATGAATTCACCAACAAACCTTCCTTGGCTCATGGGATGTGGAAACATAGTCAACAGTTGGTTTATGCAAGGACAGGCTTTTTACTTACCTAACGGTCCTATGCTAATGTGGATGTAAAAAAGTTAGTATTATGATATTTATATATAAAGCAAAGGAGTGTACACATGACAAAGAAAGATTTGATAAAAATTATCAGAGAGGTTGTAAAACGTGAGATTAAAAGCGTAGTTAAAAACGAAATAAACGAAGCGTTAACTTTAATGGAAGGTAGTAGTAAAAAACCACCTAGAAGAAATAAAGTAAATAAAGAAAGACAATATACTAGCAATACAATGTTGAACGAAGTTTTAAATAGTACAATGGCTGATAACGAAGAATGGCCAGAGATATCACAAGGTGATATAAGAAATAGATTTACACAAATGCAAGGAGCGACACCACAGGTGGATATAAACAATAACCCAGTTGATGTAAGTAATCTAGAACAATCAGTTAGCAAAGCATTGACAAGAGATTATTCAGAATTAGTAAAAAGATTTAATAAGTAATGAAGAAAAGAGAAGAGTTTCAATATAATCCATTAGATTTTGAACCGGATGTTGCCATTGGCTTAACTCTTCCCTTAACCAATGATGCGCAAGCTGCAGTAAAATATGATGTTGTAGATTCAGCATCTGGAGTAGGTCCATCAAGTCTAGTAGACAGTCAAGGTTTACATTCAAAAGCAGGAAAAGTTAACGGAGACTTTGCTTTATCTTATACAACACTACAACAAACAAAGTCAAACATGAGAAATCTTGTTTTGACAAATAAAGGTGAAAGAGTAATGCATCCCGAATTTGGATGCGATATTTATAAATTACTTTTCAACAATATAACACCTTCTATAATTGATCAGATAAAAAGTAACATAACTAAGCAAGTTGATATATGGCTTCAGTACGTTAATTTACTTGAAGTTAATATAGCTCAACCTCAGCCTGATGAAAATAGAGTTAACATACAAATATGGTTTGCGTTATACAATGATACAATAAATAAAGAAATGATAACGTTAAACAACATAGGGAACTTATAATGGCAAACGATTGTAATTTAGATAAAAAAGAAGTAAGAGACCTAAAATATCTTAATAAAGATTTTAGTGGCTTTAGACAAAATTTAGTTAACTACGCAAAAAATTACTTCCCAGATATATACAATGACTTTAATGAATCATCACCTGGTATGATGTTTATAGAAATGGCATCGTATGTAGGTGATGTGCTGTCTTACTATGTAGATAATCAAATGAAAGAAAGTTTGATAATACATGCTGAAGAAAGAAGCAACGTAATAGATTTAGCAAGAGCCTTAGGATATAAAACAAAACCTACAGTACCTTCTATCGTTACAATATGTGTATATCAAGTAGTACCTGTATCTGCTGACACATCAGAACCTGACTATAGCTATGCTCTTCAAGTATCTGCAGGAATGGAAGTAAAGACTGATAACAACATCGTGTTTATGACACAAGAACCTGTAGACTTTAGAGTTGACACTCAAAAAAGTCCTAGAGAAACAACTATATATAAAGTTGATGATACATACGGAAATCCTGAATACTACCTTTTAAAGAAAGAAGTCCAGGCAGTAGCTGGCGAAGTTAAAACTCAAGCATTCACATTTGGAGATCCAGAAAAATATAAACGAATTAAAGTAAACAACGACAAAGTTATAACTATCTTAGATGTTAAAGACGAAGCAGGAAACAAATGGTATGAAGTACCTTATTTAGCTCAAGACAATATATTCGAAGATGTAATTAACAATTGGGCAGCAGATCCTGAGATGTCGCAATACAATTACGATGCTCCTTATATATTAAAACTTAGAAGAACTGCTAGAAGATTTACTACACACATTGATGAAAACAACCACACGCAACTTTGGTTTGGAGCTGGTATATCTAGCCAACCAGACGAAGTAATCGTACCAAATCCAGAAAATATAGGAAGCTCTCTTCCTTATGGTAATACATCATCAAATTATATGAATGGAACTGCATTCATTGATATAGCATTTGATCCTGTCAACACAATGTTTACACGAGCATACGGACAAGCACCGGCAGACGAAACATTAACCGTCAGATATCTTTCAGGCGGAGGTTTACAATCTAATGTAGGTGCAAGAAAAATTACAGGAATAACAGAATCAACAGTGTATTTAGATGAGGATGGTTTAAACGCAGGACAGTTAACAGTTGTAAAGAAATCACTAGCCGTTATAAATCTAGAACCAGCAGTAGGTGGTAGAAGTGAAGAGACAATTGAAGAAATAAGATATAACGCACTTGCTCATTACGCATCACAAAACAGAGCTGTAACAAGAGAAGATTATATTGCACGTACTTATGCAATGCCACAGAAATATGGTTCGATAGCCAAAGCATATCTAGATAAAGATGAGCAGTATTGGATTCAGTCAGTTGGAACAAATGAAATAAAGAATCCACTTGCAATAAATTTATATTGTCTTACTTATGATGATAGCAAGAACTGTATGGAGCCAACACAAATGGCGAAGCAGAATTTGCAAACTTATCTTTCTAACTATAGAATGTTAACAGATGCAATAAATATAAAAACTGCACACATAATAAATATAGGTTGTGATGTAGAGATTATGCCAAGACCTGGATATCAAAATAAAGAAGTTATATTAAGAGTGTTAGATAAACTTAAATGTATATTTGATATAGATAACTGGTCAATAAACGAACCTATAATACTTCCTAAAATTGCTGTAGAGTTAGACAAGGTTGAAGGTGTTCAAACAATTAAAAATTTACGAATCTTTAATAACTGGGATGAAAATTTAGGATATAGTGGAAACATATACGATATAAAAACCGCTACAAAACACGCGGTTGTATATCCATCTATGGATCCTTCTATATTCGAAGTAAAATATCCTAACAAAGATTTAAAAGCTAGAATCGTGGGATACTAAAATGATATATAGTATATATACAAACCAAGACACAACATTATATGAAGGTAATTCTGTTTCTGCAACAGCTGATATTATAAAATATAGAAATACAGGTATAGACGAGATACTAGAAATAAGTAAGATAGTATCATCATCAAACACTGCTGGAACTTATATATCAAGAGTGCTAACTCAATTCAATATAGATTTTGCAAAATTAAATGCAGGCGCTGAATTCAATTGGGCGTCATCATCAGCATATCTAAATCTATACGCAACAGAGGTAATACAACCTTCCGCTACACCGACATTTACAATAGCCGCGATATCACAATCATGGGTAGAAGGTAAAGGTAGAGAAAACAACAAGCCAGTAACAACAGATGGTTCAAGTTGGACAAACAGATTTGGAGATGGAGGTTCGGGAAGTCCTTGGAAGACAGGTTCGTTCAATGCAGGGTCAAACGGTAATGGCGGACAAGCATTCAATGGTGGTGGAACTTGGTACGTTGATTCGTCATCTACATACAACTACCCAACAAACGAATCACAAGATTTTAGAGCAAACGTTACAGACATAGTAGCTGCATGGAGTTCATCTCACTTTCCTAATTATGGAATGATAGCAGCACTTACAGCTTCTAATGAAACCGGCCCTACTATATTTGGATCTCACAAATTCTTTTCTAGGAACACTCATACAATATATCCTCCACGATTGGAAATATGTTGGGATGATAAATACTGGGACACATCAGGCCTGACAGCATTGAATGTGCAAGATACTGGAGCAGTATTTTTCTATCTTAAAAACAACGGAGGTACTTATAAACGAGGAAGTAAAATAAGATTCAATATAAATGGTAGAGAAAAATACCCTGTTAAAACCTATGGTACTACATCAGCAGAGCTTGACATAAAACACGTTCTAGGAGATAGAGTATGTTATTCTATTATAGACTGCAAAACAAACGAAACAGTAATACCTTATGATGCAGTATATACTAACATATCATGTAATGCAACAATAGGTAATTTCTTTGACATATATTCAGATAGCTTATTCGAAGAGCGATATTATAAAATACAATTAAGATATAGACCAACAACATCATCAATAGATTATACATATTATGATATTAAAGATACATTTAAGGTGGTGAGATAATTATGGCAAGATCTAGCAGAGTACCAGGCAGACGATCAGGGATAACTGGTCGATCAAATACTGTACCAGTTGCAACAACTAGAATTCCTGGTAGAAAAATGCGTAGCAATAATACTCGTCTAGGCAAGATTCAAAAAGGATATTCAGGTAAGTGGAGAAATAAGCGAAAGCTTAAGATACAATCTACAAGACTTACTGATGAGATAGGAAACTTAAAAGTAGAAGAGATTGTAAAAGATAGACCAGTAGATCTATATACTGATATATACTCAAACATCGAACTACAGACTGATAATACATATGATATAAATAGCGAACCTATAAGCTTTGATTCTGAACTAAAGTTAAATGAATTATACAACGCAGGTACAACAATAATATCAGATGAAAACAATAAGAACAATTGGGATAAAGAAAAATTCTACATACCTTTAGGCAGACTCTGTCTTAATGGCTCATCAGCTCGTGAGATTTTGATAACAGAATTTGAAGATCTTGATGTCAAGCATTTAGAACGACCTCAAATTGCTCCAACACTTGATCAGTTCGATGTAGCAAACATATACCGTACAATGGAAGGAGGTAAACTACAGAAGTTAGGAATGACAGATCATGGACGTGCTCACGTAATGGATTTAATGGGTAGAGGAAAAGATCCTAATTCGTTCAAGTTTACAATACGAGCAAACCATCACTTCATAGTAGTAGTTGATGCTTTTAATTGGATCGACGATGAGATGGAGGAAGAGGACAGAGCAGGTATAACTTACAAGTGGTTGTGGTCTGCAGGTGATACTAATTACGAGAAAAAAGATCTTGATAAAGTTGTAGGTACAAGCAGAATGTTGTCAATAGAAAATGTACAAAGAGAACATACAGGTACATTTACTTGTGTTGTTGAAAATAAATATGGAAAGAATTTAAGCTTCCCTATTGATTTAGAAGTTGAAAGACCAGGAGAAGTAAGAGAAGTAAGAATAGAGGTAGAGTCACCTGGTGGAGAAGTATCAGAAATACTTACAAATCAATTCGAATGGATTGCTAACGACGCATCTGATGAGCATGATGAAAAGATAACTCCTACTGATAACAAGCAAGTCTATAATTTTGTAGACGAAGATTGGCATAGCATATATTATCAAGAATCAAATGACATGTGGTATAATGAAGACGACAACACTCCATACTCTAACGAATCACGAGGTCCAGCAAGAGGAGATACATGGGAAGATGCAGATGAGCCAGGAACTTTAAATAACGACATGGGATACAGAATATAATGAGATTATCTAGATACATTGATAAAGATTTACAGACTATACCTTCTAAGGTTTTATATACAAAATTTGGATCAGAACCTGAAGACGTAGTTGAATTACACATGTACAGTGTAGATAGACTCATTGCTTCGAACCACGAACTTGAATCATTTACATTAAATACTTTTAATCCATCTAAGAATTTAAACACTGAACCACATGCTGAATTGGATGTGCACAATGATGTAAGACAATTTGGATTTAGATCAGGTAGATATAACTTACAATATAATTTTTTTAGAAACATAATAAGTCATGAAGGACACATTGACGGATTATATGTAAAAGAAATTTCGTCTTCTAGAACTGAGATTAGGGTAGGTACAACATCTTTAGAAAAAGATTTTTTAAGCGATATTAGAAGTTTTTTATTCGACAGAGGTAGTAACACTCACGATTGCTTTGAAGATTTACTTTTAAACTTCGGTGATAACTACCAAGCTCTTGTGACAGGTTGGAGAAAAGATTCTGATGGTGGTATAATGTTTAAATTATATGAACCATTAGAAAGAAACATAGAAGTTAAGGACAAGCTTTGGGTAGTAAAAGAAATGGCTGCGACAGCATTCTATCGAATAAAGCTTGTACCAGCAGAAGCAGAAGGTGTCGGAAGATTTATACCAGGACCAAACTTCGAATTAAAAATAAAGAAATCTATAACACCTTCGACATTTGAAACTTGGGATTCTGTTCTAGGCTATAACAAAGACAACAGACAGAAGCTATTGAATAAATATGTTTCAGGGTCAGACTCTCAAGCCCAACTAAATGTAGATTATAGAAACTATAATCAATTTGTACATTTTAGTTCAGCAAAAGAAAGATTAGAAAACTTTAAATATAAGCTTAGACTTTTAGAAGCGTACAGCTCATCACTTGCAACAATAGATTCAATACCTGAATACAGTAAATCTGTTATAACAAAAGCAAATGAAACAGAGTGGGAATCTAAGATTGAAGACATAAAGAATGGATTTGATGGATATGAAAATTATCTATACTATGAAACTTCTTCATATGTTTCAAACTCGCTAGGTGTATACCCTGATACAACTTGGCCTAAGACAACAGATAGCTTACCTTATGGTATAGCGACAGTAGATTCAACTGAAGGAGTTGCTTGGTTCACATCTCAATCAAACGTAGCTTTAGAATATGATGTCGTAATCAACGAACACAACTTAGAAAATACAATACCGTTTCACATAAGAGAAGATGAAGACAATCAGAATTATATTACATTTGTAAATATGACCGGCCATCACTTCGATGAAGTATGGACTTATCTTTCACATTCGTCAGATATAAACAGTAGAGAAAATCCTCTTTATGATGGTATATCAAAAGATGTTATATATAATGTATTAGCATCATTTGGCTGGGAATCTTTTCAAGGCTTCCATTTTAATGATCTTTGGGAATACGCACTAGGTACAGATGCTGAAGCAAATTATTCTATGGAGAATAACAATATAAGTGCACAGCTAATAATAACAAACGAATCTAATGCTGGTTTAAACGATGGTTTTGCAAAAGTAGTTCACCATTCTGGAAAACCTCCATACACATATTCTTGGACAACAGGCCAATCAACTCAACAGATAGGTCCTGTAGCAGATGGCGCTGTCGAAGTTAAAGTTAAAGACGATGATAATAAAAGCGTAATACTAACAGGCACAATTGGAACCAATGCAGCCGTACCTATAGTCACAGGCGCTATCGTAACAGGCTTTGCAACAGGAACACCTGCATCTGTTAACGTAACAGGTAGTTCACAAATAATACTGGCCTCACCTACTTTAAAATCAGGTTCTATATCTAGAGAAGAAATGTCTAGAGAAACTTGGAAGAGAATGCTAAACAATATACCTCATCTTCTTAAGACAAAAGGAAGTGAACGAGGTATAAAGGCATTGATAGCAACCTATGGTTTACCCCCAACTCTTTTAAGAGTATTTGAATATGGAGGCCCAAGAAAAAGTAGAAAAACAGGATCATTTGTAAAGTATGATAAGTTTAGCTATTCACTGGAATTTACAGGATCATCATTTGTACAAGGTGCTTGGAAAAAAGTAACAAACCATCCTTATGACGGTACAACAAACAGAACGCCTGATGCAATAGAACTAAGATTCAATACTTGGACACCAACTTCACAATCACTTCTTTCATTAGGAAGTGAAATACACTTTGGTATATGTCCTCACCCTCAAGCTACAAATCCAGCTTCAGGTTATTACAATTTTGGAGCAGTAGTTGCAGATATAAATTCAGGTGTATCAGGTGACCCTATAATGTATACAGACTGGATGCCAATATATGATAATGATTGGTGGAACGTAGTAGCGTCTAGAGTTACTGCTTCATACAACGGTGCGTCCCAAACATTCAAGGTGTCTATTGCAAAATCACCTGATCACGGTGGTGCAAGAGTGACGCATACTTCATCAGTGTTTGTTCAAGGTCAAGACGGAGGTAATTCAAATGACTGGAACAAATCACTTACAGCAAGACTAGGTGGTAATCAAGCAGACACGAATTATGCTAGATTTTCTGGCTCAATGCAAGAATTTAGATATTGGATGTTTCCTTATGAAGATCAAACAACATTAGATGAATGGAATTCTTTAGAATCATTTCATAATCATACTCGCGACCCTCAACAGATTGAAGGTGTTGGAGCAACAGGTTCATACAACCAACTAATAGCCCGCTGGTCATTAGGTGCAGATCTTAACAGATATTCTCAATCATGGATCCCGGCAAATGCAAATCTTCCTTTTATGAGCTCATCTGCACCAAGTGCATGGAGACTACCAGATCCCTATTCTGCAGGTACTATAGATCATTTGAATTATACGCCAGTAGCTTTTGGAATGGATCTATCAATCGATTGGCCAACTGAAGAAGAAAGATATTTCACACCAATGCCAGATTTGGTAGGAACAAAAGAATTATCAGACAAAACAAGAATAGAGTCATCGACATTAACAGGTAGGCTTACTAACGAAAGAAAAGTTGAACGTAGCCAATACGATAAGTCACCACTAGATTCTAATAGACTTGGTGTATACTTCGCTCCTTCATTTGAAATAGACATAGATATTGCTAGAGAACTTGGTGGTGCAAGATTTGATAACTTCGTAGGTAATCCTTTAGATTATAGAGATGATGAGTATAAAAGATTAAGAGTTCTAAGAAATCACTATTGGTATAAGCACCAAAATCCTTATGACTTTTATGATTATATAAAAATACTCCGTCATTTAGATCACACACTGTTCAAACAAATAGAACAGATAGTACCAGCAAGATGTAATGCTCAAATAGGTTTACTTGTAAAACCTAATATGTTAGAGCGACCTAAACTAAAACAACCTGTCGCTGAAAGATTTTACCACGATATAGCAGGAACACTAGATGCAAGTAATTATCATGTTAAAGCTAACACAACTGTACTAGGTGGTCCTATGCACCAATGGTTTAATCCTCTTTCTAATAAATGGGAATCAGGTCACGTACAAGCAGGTACTCAGGCATTGAACGCACACACACGCTTCATGACTTATGCAAGCAATTCATTTATAGATAACAAATTATATACAGAGCAATCTGAAGGTGAGCTGGTAGTTTTCTTAGATACTAGAACTCATCACGGCCACGACCTTGAAGATAATGGTGCAAGATATATATGGAGATATTTACATGCTTGGACATGGACACACCCATCAAGTGGTTCTTATGTACAAGGTCAGATGTACCAAACTCCAGCAGCATACCAACAGCAATCATCTGCAACATATGAAAACAATTTTGAATTTTTCCAAAACCAGACAATAAGCTCGTTAAGTCATTGGGAAATAGAACACCTTGTAGATAGACAGAGTACAGAGTCACATGGAACAATAAGTCCTACGACAGCATTCAAAGTTAATCAGAAATTAAAAAATAATGTACCTAGAAAAGCTGCACATAAACAAGCTTCTGGACCTAACCCTCTGCACGATAAATTCTTTGGTGAAGACTTTGGAGTTATACCAAATTACTATAGAGGTAGGATGTCAAGGAAGTATTTAAAAGAAAAGTTTTATTACTTTTCACCAAAAAACAATATGCACAATAGTGCTAGTACAGGTAACCACCCAACGTCAGCTGTTAGTATGAGTGGTTGGTCCCCAGCAGAATTGTCTAACGGCTGGTACAGATCAGGTATAAGACCTGTTAGTAGAAGTTATGAACGAGCTGAAGTATCAGACTATAGAACTCATGCACAAAACAATTTATATCATGGAGGTTGTAAGCTTGTTGGTTCTGACTTTAATATGCCTGTGTTGACCACTGTTGATGGTGGACCGGTTGTAGAATTCACAGACACTTCTCCTAATAGAATAATGATAGCAAATAGAACAGCCGATGGTGGTGACATTGTTGCAACAGGACAAACAATGACTAGAGGTGTATAAAAATAAATTAAACGTATATTTATATTAAAGAAATAAATAGTGGGAATAACACATGGGATATTTAGATAAAACAACAATAACGGTCGATGCAATTTTAACGAAAAAGGGCCGAGAGCTACTTGCAAAGGGCTCTGAACAATTTAAGATAACGCAATTCGCATTAGCAGATGACGAAGTTGATTATGGATTATGGGATGTTAATCATCAACTAGGTTCTAATTACTACGGACAGGCTATTGAAGCAATGCCATTAGTAGAAGCTGTACCAAACGAGACTTATGTAATGAAACATAAATTGGTAACTCTTCCTAAAAACATTTCGAGAATGCCTACTGTAACAGTTGGTGTTACGGACATAACACTACTTTCTGGTGGTGATAAAGCTCCAATAACACCTAACACAGCAAACTATGCAAACGGAAACAGTACATACGGCTACACTGCTGTACTTGCTGATTCAGATGTATGTTATTTAAACGTTGCAAGTGGTGGAAGAATATCTAGTGGATACAATCCAACAATTGCTGACTTTATTGGAGATACAGGTAATTCAATTACGGTAACAGGAACAAGATTTGAAGTCGTTGCAAAGGCTCAACCAATTGAAGACAAAACGACAACTCTTACATTGATAGGTAATGAAACTGGTGGATACGTTACAATAAACGTAACTGTTAAGAAAGAATCAACAGCTACAAACTTAGTTGAAGATTATTACTACGATCAACCAAGTATGTAAGAAATAGGAGAAAAAAGAAATGGCAAAAGGTAATTATAGTAAAAAATTCAACAAGAATAACGCTCTGTCAAGGAACTATTCTACGAGAGTAGGTAGGGGAAATAGACGGCCGACTTCTCCTGTTAGAAGACGAGTGATCCAACCGATATACAACAGGTTCACAAACGAAGACATTGTACAGAACGCAAAGGCAGATACTATAACAGCAGCTATGTGGTCAAACAACGATGGTGAATTGTTAGATGTATCAAATGAATTATATACCTCATCTGTTCAGATGGCTGCTTCTGGTTTATATTACGCAGAATTATATAGAGATGAACCACAGTTAACTGCATCAGCAGAACCTCAGTTCGCTATAGCATACGGTAACTCAAACGGATCTGGATCTGCACCAATATCAGAATACTCTTCTGAAGGTATGACACCAACAAAAGCAATATATCAACAGTATAGAAATTTACTGTTAGCTCCTGGCGATGATTTTTTCACAATCACAGATGCAGCATCCAATACAACATTCACAGAAACAGGCTCTGTATTTATAAACATAAACAGACAAAGGTTTAAAGAAAGAATTGACCCAGGTAACTGGGAAGTGACAATTTCTTCTTCAGCATTTACAAACAATGCAATAGCTGGAGCTGGAGCAATGTTTACTTTAACAGATGACTCAGCAGTAACAAGTCCTAAGTTAGGAGATAGTGGAGCACTATATAAAGTTATAACTGGCTCTCAAGGATCTTCAAATGCATCAGCAACTCAATTTGGTTGGATATATCCAGACATGGGAGTTATAATGCTATCAGCACGCCAATTAGGTATGCCACCTGAAGTAAACTATTGCTGGTGTCCTGGTGGAACAAATGATGTTAACAGTACTAATGTTAATCCTCAGATTGGCCATTTGGTGCAAGCTTTTACTGGCTCAGCAAACGTAGCTAAATTCGCAGCAAGGAGTGCTGAAAGAATATATTCAACTCATTACTTCATACGATTAAAAAATAACGAATATAACTATAGTAATAACCCTTCATTTACATCTGGTTCTCAAGGAGAGTTTTCACATCCATCAATGTATAGAGACCCTAAGGTTTATATAACAACGGTCGGTATGTATAACGACAGAAATGAATTATTAGCGATAGCAAAGTTAAGCAAGCCATTGTTAAAATCATTTACAAGAGAGGCGTTGATAAGAGTTAAACTAGAATTTTAATAAAGGGATAAGGTATGGCCACCACATTTAAAACATTTAGAGGTGACGAAATACAAATTACTCCCTATGATGCTCACAAGGAGTATCTTGTTTACATCGAAGACTTCACAGGCAGTTATTATGAACCGTATTACGAGCAATCAAGGATTTTCAATCATCCTTTAACGTCTTCCGCACCTTTGGAAGAGAAAGTTGTCGATTTAGACATATACGTATACGAAGCAGCTTTTGAAAAAGGAGACTTCTTCCCTGACGAGTTTGGCAAATATCAAGGACAGACAAGTCATTCTGGCCACTTAAGAACTACAAATAACTATTTCAAAAGATCTATACATGGTTCAGTTCAAGGTATGTATTATACAAACCCTGATGACCCTTGCTACACTTTAGATAACAGCGGTTATGATAAAGAGTATAGAGAATTAAATAGCACTGCTCAGGTATTATCAGTACCACAAAGAATAATGGGCGACAGCATAAATAAAGGTACTGTAAAAATACAATCAGGAAGTTTAGGAAGTAGAATAACTTTACGTGATGATGGCTTTGGAAACTTATATGATATCGACATAACAGGATCTGTAGATAGTGGATCTGTTTTGGCTGGTGGGTATGAAAGTTATGTTTCAAAGAGCTTACTGACTCTTAACTTTTCTGGATTATATAACCAATCAGGAAATAAGATAACAGCAAATAGTATAAATTCTCACAATCTATATCAGCAGAAATATGGTGGAGATAAATTCAATATAAGAAATGATGTAAGATTTTTTGATAGATCAAGATGGACAAACAGAATTGAAATGTACAATGCTACTGCTAAGCTCGATCCCATATCATCTGTAGGATCTAGCGAAGGAGCATATATAGAACTAGACGGTATTGAACAAACAACAGTGGTTGATAGATCAAATGAATTAAAAAACAGTTTCATACAAATTTCTGCAACTCAAAATTTAGATTTAAGAAGAAACGAAGATTATACAGTAGCAATGAGAATATCATGCTCTGCAGTCCAGCCAACATATGATGATGGTTTACATAATTATAACCATTTGTTTATTATGCACAAGCAAGATTATAAATCTGCTGGCGCTGGAGGATATCCATTTTCATTGCGACAAGTATCAAATCACTCACCCGGTGGAGATTTTGGAACACCAGGCCATTTACAAGCTCAAATAAAAGCAGGATCTGGTTTTGTAAAACTCAACAGCACAGGATCTGTTACAGGCTCAGGTAACAAGTGGTGGGATGTAGCATTGGTAAAAGATGGCGACACTTTTTCTATGTATATTGATGGCCATTTAGAAGATTCAGGAACAATACCTTCAGGTAATATACATAACAAAGCTCCTATAACTATTGGCTGTACTAGACAATGGGGAGGTCAATATCAAGTATCTAGCACAACAGGCACAGGTAACACATTCCAGAAAGCAACAATGGAAAATCGAGCTAATTGGCAAGGTGGCATAAGTAATTTCAATATATACAATACTGCATTTACACCAGCTGAAGTATCTTACTATGTTGCAACAAAAGGTAGGATGACTAATTTCGTTGGCAACGTATTTTATAATCATGGAATCGTTACAATAACTAGTGAAGACTTTAGATATAGACAAGGTATAACGGCACCGTCAACTCATGATCCAACTCCAATGTTAGGCCAATGCACTTTTTCAATGGAGAACTCACACCAGATACTTGAACATGAATACTCAGTACACTTGAAAGAAAGAGAGTATATGTACACTATGAATCCAACAATTGTTGATGACTCAAAACTAGGTACATTAAAGCACTACGTAACACAATCGTCATGGTCTCCATATATAACAACAATAGGTTTATATGATGAACATGC